ATGAATGCAACGATAAAACAAGTGGTAGCTGCCAGTAGACAAGGCACCATGAGGACACCGAAGTGTCCTACATAGAGCCGGTTCTCAGTGCTGCTAACCCACTCAACATAGCGATCCCAAAGGGACTGCTTTTGTAGTGCGATAGTAGCTGCCATTTAATTAAGTAATTTTCAGTTTGTTCTTTTAATAACCGGGTGGTTTTTGAAGTTTAGTTTTTGATACAGTAGGGAATCCCATTCCACTTCTCAGACGGGCCTTGAGCCTATCCATCCGTGCTTTTTTTGAGGCTTCCTCTTCCCTTTTCGCCTTACGTTTTTTACCTTGTGCAGACCTAGGAGTTGTCATAATTAAAAATCGATGTTAGAGCGTTCGAGTGCTTCAAACACATCATTTCGATATGCAGGATCGTTGTCATACCGTGGGTCACTCATAGCTGCCACGACTTCTGCCTGTGAACGGAACACAGGAGCGCCTTGGTCAACTGCACCCTTGCCGGTATACATCCGACCTTCATATCCATTCTGTTCGTAGTAAGTAGCCATAAGTCCAGCAAGTGCAAGTTGGATAGCAGCAGGATCACCACTATCAACAACAGCATCAAAGGCATCAACATAAGCCTCAGCCATATTTTCTCCAGCCCATTCAGTGATAGCAGAGTATTCCTCTTCACCACCTGCGAAGTTGACGATCTGATTCACTTCCTCATTACTAAGGTCACGAACCTCACCACCAATCTCTGGACTGTTATCTGCTGCATCCTGCATAGCCATGTACGCCTCAACCAATTCAGTTGAGTTCATGGATTTAAACTGCTCCATAGTCTCAGGATTCAGTTCACCATTTTCATCGTACTCAGCCCAAGCTTCTTGGATTACTTGCTGCACTGGTGACAGTTCTTCTTCTTCCGTCTCTTCCGCTTCGGAGTTATCTTCAGCATCATCGACTTCGGCATCGCTGTCACCTTCATTACGGCCGAGCTTTTGTTGTAGTTCAAGGTATGCCTTCTCTAGTTGTTGGGCATTTTCATACTTACCAGCTAACAGCTGTTCTTCAGCTTGCTGCAGGTTCTCACCTACTTGCAGTGAATCAAGTTCATCAGCTGAGAACTCAGGTTGATCCGCTGGAGTGGGATCGTAGGTCATAGTAGTCATTATTTGTCATCCTCCAAGCCATCAGCTGTGATGACACGCAAGGTGCCAAGTCCAACACGATCGACATAGTTAGCACTACGACCAATCAGTGGAGCACAGTGCTCTTGCATTTTCATCACGCCAACCTGTTTGTCTTCTTGGCGTTGTTCTTCAGTTTTAGGTTCAGCCTTCTTCGCCACCGCCTTCCGCGGCACCTTCGTCGGCTTCTGATGATTCATCTCCTGCATCTTGCAGACTCTCTATTCCTTCAGGGTTCTTTTCAGGATCCATCAACGGAGAGTTAGCGAACTGACCAGCTTGCTTAAGGAGTTCCATCTGTGTCTGCTGCTCTTGCTGCTGACCCATCTCTTCCTCCAGCTCTTCTTTAGACTTGATGAGGTTAAGCACATCAATACCTTGAGCTGCTGCTAGTCGTTTCAAATACTCATCTGGGTTGATGAATCGCATGATCGTTTCAGGTCCCATCGTCTGAGCGATGGTTGTAATGAACTGAGTGAGCGATTGATTATCTTGCCCACGTCCCAGTGCGTTTACACCAGCAACGATCGTTGGTCGTACCAATGATTTTGGTAGGGTGGGAAGTTGCTTGCTACGTTGTAGCACCAACATAATCCTGTTGAGATAAGGAACCAAGAACTCTACGGTTAGCAGTGAGAACATCCCACCTAACCCTTGTTCAAGTTCAAGCTGTGTTAGGCGTACCTCCTCAGCGGTAGTCCTTTCACTTTGCCTGATCTGTAGTACCAAGAATCCATCATTGATTCGTTGGCCTAACTGGTTTGCCATCTCAGCTGCAGTTCTAAAATCTGCAGTCTTACCAACTTGAATGACACCAATGTCATCAGGTCTACCCTGAACAATGGCACCATTACCAGCGTCGGCAATGGTCTTTGGCTTGGTTGTACTGGAGGGAGACACAACAAAGACCACCTTTGCGGCGGCTGCTGAGCCTTCTACCAGTGCTTGAGACAGTGCCTCTAGGGATTTGAGATCACCTAGAAACTCTTCGACTCGGCCACGACCGTAATCCTCACCGTCAACAGTATTGAAGCGGAGAGGTAACCATGGAGAGGTGTTCTTAGGAGCTGTGCTACGGCTGTTAGGAATAATCATTCCGAATACTTCCTGATGCCAGGTCCAGCGCCCACTTTGCTCATCCAATTTGACGTAGGTGTACACCTCAACGTCGTCATCCGGTGATCCTGTGTTCGGTCCGTCATCACCAGGGCGATTGACAGGAGGCAAGGGCAGATCACGACCCAATACCTTTCGACTTATAAGTTCCTTAGTAACAATCTCAAGTACATTCCCATCACCGTCGCGGTTAACCACGTATCGGTTGAGAGGGAAATGCTTCAGACCAGTCTTGCCGTAGAACAGTAGTGCATTACCAGCAACAATTAAATTCTTAACTGCTTGGTGTACAACTACTCGATCACTAGAGGCATTGATATGGTCCATAATCATTCTCTCAATCTTAGAGAATGACAATTCCAATTCCGACTTAACTTGTGGATCAAACATCTCTCCAAGCTTGTCATCTCTGACTTGCAGCTTGAAGAAAGATGTTTGTGGAGGTAGCAACGCAAGCATCAATTTAGATGCAAGGTTAGTCACTGCCTTTGCTCCAACGGATTGCCAAGGAGTCTTCAGAACACGATGGCTCTGACGTGAATCCTCATCATCATGGATTAAGTACGGAAGAGTGAGACGGCTACATTCTTTAGCAACATCCAGGAACTGAGATCTGTTGCCACGTAATTGTTGGTACCGCTCTCTTGCTTTCATTAGGTAGCAACTCCGGTACCGCCACCGGTTCCACCGGACAGGTTTGTACCAGTCCTAGGGATCCGAAGCTGACCACTACCTTTAGCTAGTTGTGCGCGATCTTTCTTACGCTTCTTGCCAGGCTTAAAGGTTGTACCACCTTCATCAGTAACCAAGTTCTCTACACGCCGTGGAGGCGGAGGAGGTGCAGGTGCTGGAGGCGGAGGCGGAGGCGGAGGAGGTGCTTGATATTGAGGTTGCGGCGGCGGCGGCGGAGGTGCCGGCCTGCGACGGCGGCGTCGTCTTCCACACATAGTTATTCTTCCTTAAGACGATTGTGTATCCATTCAATAACTGATCGCTGACCAGACCTATACATAATCGTAGAGATCGTGTCACCAGGACCAGGGTTTGTGGGTGGGAACAATTCATCTAACTCATTGATAATTGCATGGGCTTGAATCCCAAAAGCCTCAATCAGTTTGACTTCATGCATATTGTGGGAGGTTTACATTGCTGTGCTCAAAGAACGATGGCATCCGAGCTGATCGTGTCTGAGAAAGTTCAGGCGCTTTGCCTTCATACATCAGACGATCGCTGGAATCCATCCAAAATTTTTTACTTAAAAATCTATCGGTGTTATGTTCTTTGAGCGGTTGCATAACCCAAGAGATAGTTGCCTTACGCAACTTGTCGAGCGATGGAGAGTAGTCGATACCTAGTTCTTTGCAGACCAAGGTGTTCGTTGCTACGTGGATCTGTTCATCTCGGCTGATATCAGCAGAAATTGTCCTCAGTCCAGCGTCTCCACAGAAGCGAAAGAACGGGAGGAGAACAAAGAAGATGCTTCTCTCCAATACCATTGCTTTGCATACGGTGTGGTCTGGGTGATCTTCCCAAGCTTGTCTAAGAGCATCTGCTTCTGCTTCAGCTTTTGAATCAGTACCGATCGCTCGTGCTGCATAACCAAGTGCTCTGTCATGGTTTTCCTCATCTAGTACGTTCATTAATAGGATTTCTTGAGCTGCTTCAGGTACTTCGCCCTTAAGACCAGCAGTGATAAATTCACCTACTGGTAGCTCAAGATTCCTAAGGGCAAGGGCACGGAAGACTGCTTCTTCCGCACCTTCTTTTAGTGTGCCAGCTGTAGTTTGTACTGGCGTCCACTTACGCTTACGCGCAATAAGTTTGTCATAAGGAGTCATTCTGCGCAATCACATTGAGGTTCTTTATTAGTCTCCAACAAATGTGAAAGGTAATCATCTACATCAGACTGTTCAAGTGCAGCATACGCATCACTCTTGTCCTGTACATCACCCATCACTTGGAGCGAGTAATACAAGCTTGTTTGAGGAGACTTAAGCCACTCTTCAATGAACGCATTGTCATAGGTCACAACATCACTCCAAGAGTTGAAGCTGTATCCGTGAAGAAGTCCTGTTTTGTCAAGCATAATCATGAGCTGGTCGGCTACTCGTTTGTAGTTCTCCCAACCAACTTCACTGGCAATCTCTACATCGCCATAGTCAAAGGTTTGGACACCAAAGGTACCGCTGTCGCGATCAACCGTGCGTCCGATGGGTGGTGCGATCTCAGGACAGGATGTAAATCCGTCGAGATCATTGCTGCGGTAGCTACAGGAGGCAGTAGGAGCGATAGCAAAAGCTCGCACCATCTTGTGACTCCTAGCTACTTCCGCAGCTTGTTCAATTCCTGCTCGCATTTGATTAGCAAGAACACTAGCAGGACTGTTATCAACACGTTCAGTATTAACATGTTCTAATGCCTTACCGAATTGCTCATAAGTAACGTCATACCGACGCAAAAGATTGGCAAGCCCTAAGACTCCCAATCCGACTTGTTTGTCGATTGATGGGTCAAGGTATTCTCCACTTGCTCCGACACCTGTTGTTGGATGGAGAGCGCACAGTTCTGACATACCGTTAACGAAAGCGTAAGGGATGTCGTCCGCGTTGCAGGAAGCGAGATTAACATGTTGGAGCAGGCAAGTTCCGCGTGAGGGCAGATATACTTCCAGGCATACATTTCCTCTGATTCGTCTTCCATCTTTGTCGTACCTAATTTTGTTTAACCAGATGTCTCCTTTCCGAATCCCTTGAAGGAGTTCTTCTTTGTTGGGATACTCTGCCCAGGATTCTTCAGTGAGATTGATACAGCGTTTGACCCAAGGCAATTCATGTCGTGGTGTTTGGATAAATTCAAGTGAATCAGGGTGGTCGATATCCAAGTGCAATACGCAAGCACCATTCCGATAGGTGCCGCCTCTACGCAAGATTTCATTCAACGTAGAGTAGATTTTACCGAAGGAAACAGGGCCACTGGCTACCAGTTCATCGTTTCCTTTTGTTGTCACCGTACCTTTTGGTCGGAGGTTTGATAGGTGCACAGCTACGCCTGCTCCATGCCTCAAAGCATGGGATACAAAGCGCCAGCTGGCTTCAATACCATCACTACCTTCCATACTATCTTCCACAACAAAGACAGTGCATGAAACAGGTAAACGTGAGGTGGGATCGTCCATCCAGGACTGCACTCGTCCAGTGCGAGAGATAAGATTAACCATTAAACTAAGTCAGATAAATCGGGTGGTTGATAGTTAGGTCCTTTCAGGACTTTTCCATCTTCTCTTTTAATAGGCTTACCATCTTCACCTAGCTTTGACATATTGCTTCGGTGAACACGGCGGAGGGCTTGCTCAAGATCCCAGTCCATGTTCTCAGCGTACTGAGCACACACATAAACAAGGTCGGCAAGTTCTTTCAAACACGCCTCACGATCTTGAGGGTGCATGAGAATCATGTTGGCATCTGCCTCTAGGAACTCTTTGAATTCCTCAACGATCAAATTCTTCTGCCGTGATCTCCCATTCAAATGGTTTTGGATCCCGTACGCTGAGCGGAACTCGATAGCTTGGTTCGAAAGTAGTGACATATTCCAGTTCGTTTTGTAGATAGTGAATAGCTTTCTCTAGGTCTTCAACGTAGTTATCTTTGAAACCAGCTCGGCAGATATACTTGACTGCATTACCTAGGTGGTAGGGTAGTTCTTGATCACGAATAAAGTCCCATACTTCGATGGATCCTCGTCGGTAGTAGGTGGGTGAATTGGCCATTCTTTTAGCAGTTGCTTTATGGTGTTAGTAAGGGCAAAGTTCTGTCGCTGCAGAGCCATGAGAACAGTAATGATGTCCTCTTTATTTGCTTCTGGCAGAAGGTCTTGTAATTTACGCAGCTGAAAACTTTGCTCCATGGTGGGCTCAGTTACTGGCATCGGAGGGAGTCCATAAGATTGGTTCGTGTTGTCCGAGGTCATACTCTTTAAAGGTAAGGATCTTTGCTAGTCGTGCATTCTTCAGAGCAATCTCTTCATCAAGATCCTTCTCTGCAAAAGCTTTGACTACAGTTGACCAGGAGTAACCTTCAGTATTAAATAATGCAGCTGCACGCTTAACACCAATCCCAGGTACGCCTGAATAGCCATCTGTTTGGTCGCCAGAAAGTGTTTGGATGTAGTGCCACTGTTTTCCTTCCTCAGGCGTGATGTCCGTGACAGTATCCAAGTCATATAACTTTCCAGGTATTTGCCTCATGTCTTTATCAGGAGACACAATCACGTTGCCTTCATGCAAGGTTGCGTAAATCCCGAGTGCATCATCAGCTTCTAGCTGTGGCATACGAATTACCTCGTAGCTTTTCTCTAGTTCCTGTATGACACGTCTATAACCACAGGGCTTTTTTCTATTTCGATGTCCCTTGTAATCGGGTGCAATTTTTTTCCTAAAATTTACAGAGTCACTGAAAAATAGGATAGTGTCGCTAGCCCAAGGAAATTGGGCTTCAATTTTCTTTAGTTCTTTAGTTGTAAATTTGAGTGCTTCAGAGAACTTGCTGACGACCATGATTACATCATCGCCCCAATCTATCTCAGACTCAGATCCAGCGCAGGACTTATAAACGATATAGTCCGCGTCAATCAGTAGTTTCATTAATGTACATCGGCCCAGTTATCACCGATCTTTCCTTCAGCAGCAATAGGAACTCTGAGTCCGTAATATTCTCCTGCTCTGACTGCGCTCCATTCCAAATGAAATCGTAGATCTTCTGCATGTTCGGGTGAACATTCGTATTGGAGTTCGTCATGTATAAACGCTAGTTGGCTACAGCAAAATGGATTTTCATGGGCTAAAACCATCCATCGCTTCGCAACAACGCCTGCTCCCGATTGTAATAAGTAGTTGAGTGCTTTATGCGGCGAATCAAGGATGATCTTGCGTCCGTCAATCGACTTGATATAGCCACGATTGCTCGCACCTTTAATCGCATCAAGTAAATCAGAAAGTCCAGGAATTGCACTAACAAACGCTGCTCTAATTTCAGCGCCTTTTTGTTTAGCGTGGGTGGTTGTAAGCTGCTTATCATAAGTTAGGCCTAATTTAACATCGCCTCCGCCATAGATGAAGCAATAGGAAATACCTTTGACGGTCTTCCTATCTACTCCTATGGCATCAGCATTAACTTGGTGGATGTCACCGTTGAGGAGGATTTCTCCGTATCTTCCACCGTCGTAACGGGCAAGATAGTGACTAAGCATCCGAAGCTCAATGCCAGCAAGATCAGCGCCGACCATAAGCTGACCCGGAGTTGCCATAAATAAGGATCTGACTGATTCGTCACTAGGTACTTGGGATAAATTTGGTGATCGGTGGGCTGCTCTATGAGTCGCAGTAGCTACGGAACAGTGATGATGAATACGTTTAGCACTCGTACATAGCTTCAGCCATGCGTTGGCGCCTTCCGATATCATCCCAAGGAGCTTCGTAATCTCCAAGATCCTCAAGAACTGTAGGGAAAGCCCAGTTCCATGGCTCTTCAAAATCGGTTCGTCGATCTTCGTTTTCCCAGAAGTCGATGTAGTCGAATGACTCTCGAAGTTGTCGTAGTTCGTCAGGATCCATGCTATATGATCTCTAGATGCAGGGTTAAATTCTTTTAGTCTTTGAAATGTAGCTCCTTCCACATATCCTGAAGTTCGGTTATTTCGTCTCGGAGTAAATTCTGCTCCTGGGACGTAAGGGAACCTTGCCTGAAGTACTTGAGTAAGATCGAGAAGCTCTCGTCTGAGAGATAGCTCAAGTTCTCGCCCACATCGCTCAGAGAAATACCATCCATGAATCTCCTGTTCTGTAAGTATCTGCGCGACCTGATGTTCTAGCGTGACCCATTCAGGTAAGGCTGGAAGTGATCGCATAATTTGGTGGTAACAGTAACGTCTTGTGCACAGTAATCTTCCATTTCTTGCGACCATTCTTTCCAATCTGTGCTCTTGGAGAATGATCCTTTGTACTCACCTACTCGATATCCATATGCCTCCAAGGAGTGGCGGCCATACAGCTGCAAAGGCATATGCTTCCAGTTATGCTTCTTGTCTATTTCAAGAAGGTTGGGATGGTATAGACGGCTAAGCAATAAAGTATCGACAACGGTACCAGTAGGCTCAAAGAAGCCATAGAACTTCTTGATAACTGGAATGTCGTAATTGATGACATTATGGCCGGATATACAATCCGCACCTTCCAAGCGCGTGACAGCAGAGGAAATCGGTTCATGATTTCCCTTGTCGTTATATCGAATCGTTGATTGATCTTCCGTATCATGAATGACGACGCAGTGGATTGTGGAAACATCACGGTATAAACCATCCGTTTCGATATCGAAGATGAGCATTAGTATTTAGAGCCTTCACTTGGGTTGTAAGGTTCTGCAAGAATGTTTTCGAGTTTAGAATCAAACTCACTTGTATCAATAATGTTTGGACTACAGCCGATGAGCAGCGTCATAAGCACTGTCAAGCTGAGTAGTAACTTGTTCATGGTGAATCTGTTTCTTGTGTTTCTTTAACTTACGGACTTCTTCCTTGATTTCTTTGTACGCAGTCTTAGTAGGTAGCTTGCCTCCCATTTCCATGGAGACAATGATGTCTATCCGTTTCATGAATAGCTGCAGTGCATCTTCTAAATTCATTTACGTACCCATACAAATGTTTTATCCCTAAACCGTGCACGCTTGACGGCTTGTGGTGATGGTGGTGTTGGCCGGTTCAGACGTTCTTCATAACTTAGAAACTTCTCGCCCCAACCTGCACGCTCACCATTAGGATCAAAAATCGGTTGTTGGATCGAACTCTTCTTCAGCTTCATTTTCAATAAATTGACATTTACTTAGGTCATATGAGAGGCGGCACGCGATGCCTGTTTCGCCTGAATATCTATTTTTAAGGACTCGCACAGTTGTATCAGCGTGTTCAGATCCGTCCTGTTGATTTCGCTCCAATGCGATGACTGAATCTGAGAGCTGAGCAATTGCAGCTGATCCACGTAACTGTCCCAACGTGACACGTGCTCCCTCCTCGTGGTTCTGATCTGTTTGTGTACGCCTTAAGTGAGAGACAAGAAACAAAGCGATGCCTGTGCGCTCAGTAAGAGCACGCAAGCGAGTCATCGTCTTATCAATTGTCTTTCTCTCATCACCATCCAATCCACTCAGCAGAATGGAGAGGTGATCGAGGAATACAATCTTTGTATCTAGCCCGCAAGCAAGATATTCAATTCGGTTGTAGATAACATCGGGATCGTAAGAACCGAAGCCATCAAAAAGAAAGAGATTCCACTTAGCAAGAGTGTTGTTATATGCTTCGGTGAGATCAGATCGTTCATGAGTTCCTAGGTGGTAAGGGTGTCCGAGGTGTGCGGCCATGAGTCCGAGAGCCGTACGATGGTTGGATTCTTCAAGCGCCACGTAACCAACTGATTCTCCGAGACTGAGAAGATGAGTTGCGAGTTGACGGCAAAAGGAAGATTTCCCGATCCCGCTTCCAGCAGTAATCGTTGTAAGCTCTCCATACCTGATCCCGTGAAGCTTTCTGTTGAGTCCTGAAAATGGATATTCATGATCAGCAGGTGGTGTGGGTTGTGTAACTAAACTGAGTAGTGTCTTGGCATCAACGATCCCATCTGGTCTGTAATCTTTTGCATCCCAAATAGCTCGGCTGATAGCCTCGATATCGTTAGCCTGTAAAGCCTCTGAGGCATCCTTATACGCCTCCATACGGGCGATTCGCACCTTTCCAGGTGGTAGGACTGCGGCAGCCTCTTCGGCAGCCTTCTGACCGGGCTCATCGTTATCGAAAAAGAGGATGATTTCCTCGTAGCCCTGTAGAAGTTCTAGATTATTTTGAACAGCTTTCTTGGCAGACGCAGCACCCGAAGGGAGACTACCAGCAGGCCACGTGGGTTGAACCTGTGAGTAGGAAGCGGCATCGAGTTCACCTTAAGTGATGACGATTCGTTTTCCTGTACTAGGCCATAGATGCTGGCCGAAAAAGCTTCCATCGGATTCTCCTTCATACCAAAACGTTTTGTCCTTTGACTTGACCTTGCATCCCAGCAAGGCACCATCTTTCGAGTGGTAGTAGTGACGGAGCGTGTCTCCATCCCTATAGATCTTGTACTTTTGACAAGTCTTTTCCGAGAGACCACGCTTAGGTAGTTTGCGTGCCTCTCCTATGAGTGCTATGTGAGCAGTCACTCTTGGTTGTTCTCCTTCGGGTGGGAAATATGTGTGACAGGAGAAGCAATAGGCATGATCTGTATAGATACTCTTGGCATCAGATGAGCCACATTGATCACAGGGCTCATGCCTAAGGAACTCGCTTATGTCAGCCACTCCACGGGAATTTCCGTGAATGTTGTCCATGGGATTTCGTGGCGTTCGCAGAATTTTGCGTAAGTAGTCTTAGATTTTTTGCTTATTGTGTTATATGGAGATTGGAAGACCATCCTGATATCAAGCTCAGGATTAGCCTTCTTTACTGCAAGCATCTTGCGCCTACTCTCTGGATCCCAATAGCCCTTTGCCTCTAGGTAGATACCATTAGCAAGGCAGAAGTCAGGCGTGTAATTATGTTGGATTACATAGGGAACCTTTGTAGACTCATACTCATAGATAACTCCAAGTGTTTCGAAGAGCTCAGCAATCCGCGCTTCGAGCTTGGATCTGAACTTCATCAGTCATCCAGTTGTTTCTCAATGATGGCTTCAACAACCTCAGTTACTGCTCGCTGCATCTCATATTTGAAGTCATTTTTGTCAGCCTTATAGCGGGTGACACAAATAGGAGGCAGCTGCACATCCAAGGTTGCCTTATAGACACCAGTTACTTCGTCTTTAGCGACGGTGTATTGAAAATCAGAAGTCATCATCATTCTCCAAGCTGCTAGGTGCTGCATCGACATTGGGTTCAGCAGCTTTGTATCCTTTGGTAGAACCAAACATTGCTGCTACATCTTCGATAGACAGGTCACCACTATCGACACCAGCCTCAGTATTGAGGGAGATGACTTGCACACCTGCAAGTTTGAGAGATGTACCGTAAGTAACACCATCCTTCAGGATGTAGGGCTTCTGATAGAGAGCCAGCTTTACGGTTGCACCAGAGTACAGAGGAGTGCTCTCATCAGTGACAGGAGTACCCACTGTGTCTACAACACCAGGGCGATCACTCTCATTCCAAGAGAACTTGACTTTATACTTACCTTCACTAACTTCTTCCCAAGGCTCAGGCTTGAGAAGACTACGCTTAGGATTTTTCAGTTTCGATTCAGCCCACTTCAGGGACTCAACTCGATCAGCCTCCAAGTTATCGACCATTGCTTGATCGACAATTGCAGACAAGGAATAGCCATACTTAGAGGGCTTCATCACAGCTTGGAATCCATCAAGGAGAACAGGCTGTTCAGTTTTAAAAATGTTTCGTGCCATTAACAAAAGAAATAGGTGGAGTCAATCACGGATTCTGGATTCAGATCTCCGATGATCGGTGGTTCTGAGACAGCACCAATCTGTGCTGCCCACTCTTTTAAGTATTCGCGTTTAGCGAAGATATCAACGTATGCTTCTCGAACAACTTTCGATAGGTTATCCATGTCAGTAGCACGGCATATAACCGAATCGTGTATGACGGCCAGCGGATATTGAAAGCTTGTTGCAGCCAGTGCGAGGATTGAGGCATCTAGTGAATGGATAAGATTGGGAGCTGTAGCGTTCTTATGGTGTTTGATATCAACTTCATCGCTATCTTCGGTTGCTACGCTTAGATCCTTACGCCCAAGAAGATGGAGAGATATACGCTCAATCTCCTTCTTATTAAACTTCTGATGTACGACAAACCCAGATGGTGTCACCCACTCTAGGAACTCTTTACCAGACTTAATCGCTTGAGCTACCTCTTTCTCTATCCATTTCATCACTGCCATTGGTCCTGGTACGACAACATCCATGGCATCACGTACCGCTTTAACAGTATCTGATAGATCTTCTTTCTCAATCTCTACATCTTTCTCTTTCAAGGCTTCACGTATGTAGCCACGATTCGAGAAAGGTTTAGCGTTATAAGGAACTGTCATCACTGTCCTTTTGGTGGTCTTCCTATCCATATGTGGACGGATTACCTCTGGACAGTTTGGTTTAGCTTCTTCAGCTACAACCTTATAGGCATCTTGCGGGCGATCACTTGGTAGAACATTAACGAGCTTTGCTGTGTTTCGATCCTTGGCGAGGCCGGCGAGGATTTGGAGTCCTGAGCAACTTGCGTCTGTCGCAATAAAGCTTCTAGTCCAATCACGATCTCTAGCAATTATGCAATGATAGTATTCATTACACGCACACATGAACTGCCAAGGTTCATCAGCAGATTCCCAGTCAGGAAGAAATCGTAACGGATCTTTTCCAACATTCTCGATCAGCTGCCTGTTATCAATAACCCACTGCTGTCGCTCATCCCAGCTATCCTTGTCGCGTCCATAGGTAGTAGCGACCTGAAAAGCTAGCCATTTTTCGCATTCATCTGTTAGGTAAGCAGCATCAGCGAACTGAAGCAAACTCTTGCCAAAGTCAGTATCTTGCGGTGTTAGGAATGCAGGGATTGGGTAAATCCGCCCACGGTAATCAAACGACCATGGGATATAGAACCGTTCCCGATTCTTAAATCTCTCTACTGCTTCCATAGTCATCCTGGTTCTACAGGATTTCTTGAAAGACTGTGCATTCCTATTCATCACCTCAGCTGCTGCTCTCCTGTATGCCTTGCGAGAATCAAAGTTCTCTGCAATGTCAGCAGGTTTAGGCGGCAGCGGATAGTCGATGATTGGGAGAAACTTGCCGACTGAGATACCTCGTTCTTGAAGCTCCTCAGCTACCGAAACCACGATGGGATTCAGACGGTACGCCACCTTTTGAAGTTCGTTCAGAAAGGACAGCGGTGTTTCTCCCTGTATAAGGCCCACACCACGCCGAACCAAGTCGTGGCCTCGCATTACCTCGTTTAGCAGGTACCCACCGGCACGCTCATTGGTCCAGTCATTTGGCTCAATCAGCATTGGCCAAGCAAGCGGAGCAAATAACTCAGCGTTGTACATCAGCTGATCTTTCACAGCCATAAACTCAGGCGTGGCGACTATGTAGTTCTTAGTTTTCCGTCCTTCACGTGTTAGCTCTACCGTAAACCAATGTGTAACCTCAATAATACAATCTAATAACCAGCCACCTAGTCGTATTCGATTTGGTTGGCCCCAAGATTTCCACTCCTCAACTCCATAGCGATTCATCAGTGTTTTAATCACTGTGAGCTTCTGAGCAGTGCCTTGTGAGTTATGGCTGTAGTTCTTGATAATTGTGTTCAACAAGCCAGGCGCTGTTCTTTCGTAGTGCCGCATTTGGCACTCATCCTCAATCGCATGGCCAATAGCAGCCGTTACATTTTGAATCGTGTTGCTTTCATCTTTAACAGAGAACACC